CTGCCGATTCTGCAAGGCAAGATTTACATGCCGTGCAAGGGCAGAGGAGTATTTAAAACTTGCCCAGATGGAATTTGCCGAGCCGGCCCTTATGTCGGATGAGGAAATTGCAGAAGTCCTTTCCAAGGCAGATGCGCTGAAGAAATGGGCAGAGGAGGTTTACACCTATGCTCAGAATGAAGCAGTAGTTAACCATAAAGAATGGCCGGGCTATAAGCTGGTCCTGGGAAGAAGCAACCGTAAATATACGGATGAAGAGGATGTGGCAGAGGCAGCACAGAAAGCCGGATACACGGATATCTTCAAAAAGAGCCTGATCGGCATTACCGAGATGGAAAGACTGATGGGCAAAAAGAAATTTAATGAGATCCTTGGTTCACTGGTGTACAAGCCTGACGGCAAGGTCACACTGGTGCCGGATTCAGATAAAAGAGAAGCAGTTAAAACAGCAACCGCAGAAGCGGATTTTAAGGAGGACTAAGACTATGACAACAGCAAACTTAACTAAAGTGATCGTACCTTGCAGACTGAGCTATGCACACTTGTGGGAGCCGGATTCCATCAATGGAAGTGAGCCGAAGTATTCCGTATCCTGCATCATCGATAAGAATGATAAGGAGACCATTGCCAAGATCAAGAAGGCTATCGAGGTGGCAAAGGATGAAGGAAAGGGCAAGTGGGGCGGTAAGATCCCAGCGAACCTGAAGACACCGTTAAGGGACGGTGACATCGACAGACCTGAAGACGAGGCATATGCGGACAGCATGTTCCTGAACGCCAACAGCAAACAGGCCCCTCAGATCGTGGACAGACAGGTGCAGCCGATCCTTGACCAGAGCGAAGTATATTCCGGCTGCTACGGAAGGGTATCCATTACATTTTATGCTTACAACAGCAACGGAAATAAGGGCGTTGCTGCCGGACTTGGAAATGTACAGAAGTTAAGGGACGGAGAGCCTCTCGGTTCCAGAGCCAATGCCAGGGATGAGTTCGAGGCAGTGGATGCGGAGGATGATTTCCTCGCATAGGAACAAAGCAGTAGATCATAGGAAGGGCGGTGGCATACACCGCCCGGATACATAAAGGAGATGTACTTTCATGGAAGAACTGATGAAGGAGCTTAACAGCATAAAAAAATATATCCCGTATAACACATACTGCACCATTAAAGGACAGATGAAGTCCGGCAACGTGGAAGCAGCAAGAACGGGGATCAACAGAATAAAGAAAAGAACGGAGGAACAGAAACATGGACACACTTGCAATTGATATTGAAACTTATTCAGATGTGTCACTGCCGGACTGCGGGGTACACAGGTATGCAGCATCGGAGCAGTTCGAGATCCTTTTGTTTGCATACAGTCTGAATGACGAACCGACACAGATCATTGACCTGGCATCTGGGGAGAAAATACCGGATGAGATCATGGAATATCTTACAGATGATTCCGTAATAAAGACCGCTTATAATGCAGCATTTGAGCGGAACTGTATCAACCGATTCTTCGGTCTTTCATTAAAACCGGAAGGATGGAGATGCACGCTTGTTCAGGCATCCATGCTGTCGCTTCCGCTGTCACTGGAAGGCGTGGGGGAAGCACTGAACCTTGATAAGAAAAAGATGTCCGAGGGAAAAGACCTCATCCGCTATTTCTGTATGCCGTGCAAGCCTACCAAGGCAAACGGGGGCAGGACAAGGAATCTTCCGTCTGATGTACCGGAGAAGTGGGAACTGTTCAAGACATACTGCATCCGTGACGTGGATGTGGAAAAGCAGATAAGGAACAAACTCTCGAAGTTCCCGATACCGGACAGGGAGCAGGAACTCTACTGCATGGACCAGAGGATCAATGACAGGGGCATCATGGTGGATCAGGAGCTGATCGGACACGCTGTGGCATGCGACCTTCTTTATAAGGAGACAGTAACGAAGAAGGCATATGAGATATCAGGACTGGAAAATCCGAACAGCGTATCGCAGCTTAAGGACTGGCTGAATAAAAAGGGCATTGAGGTGGATTCCCTTGCCAAGGCTGCCGTGGAAGAACTTGTGGAGAACACACAGGGTGATGTGGCAGAAATGATGAAGCTGAGACTTGCCATGTCAAAGACATCCGTAAAGAAGTACGAAGCAATGGAGCGTTCGGTATGTCCTGACGGCAGGGTGCATGGATTATTACAGTTTTACGGGGCCAACCGCACGGGCAGATGGGCCGGCAGGCTCGTGCAGATCCATAACCTTCCGCAGAACCATATGGAAGACCTGGAACTGGCACGCTCCCTTGTAAAGGAAGGCAGATATGACCTGGTGGAGCTTTTGTATGATTCCGCACCGGATGTGCTTTCGGAGCTGATCCGTACCGCATTCGTGGCAAGACCCGGATGCAGATTCATCGTCAGCGATTTTTCGGCGATCGAGGCGAGGGTGATGGGCTACCTTGCCGGAGAGGGATGGGTCATGGAGGAATTCCGTGGTGCCGGGAAGATCTATGAGCAGACGGCATCCAAGATGTTCCATATCCCGATCGGAGAGATCACAAAGGGAAGCCCGTACCGTGCAAGGGGAAAGGTGGCATCACTTGCCTGTCAGTATGGCGGTGCGGAAGGTGCGCTCATCAGCATGGGAGCATTAAATTTTGTAGAAGAAGAGGAATTGAAAGGGCTGGTGCAGTCATGGCGGACTGCCAATCCGCACATCGTGAATTACTGGTATGAGATCGACGGCGCAGTAAAAGCTGCCGTGAAAGAGCGGAAGATGACAAAGGTCGGAATGGTTACGGTATATTACCAGTCCGGGATGTTAAAGATCGCACTGCCATCCGGAAGGGTGCTTTCCTATGTAAGACCAAGGATGACCGTGAACCGCTTTGGCTCGGAAAGTGTCAGCTATGAAGGAATCGGCACGAACCGCAAGTGGACAAGGATAGAATCCTACGGTGCAAAATTCTGCGAGAACATCGTCCAGGCAACCGCAAGGGATGTACTGGCAGAGGCAATGCTCCGTCTGGAAAAGAAGGGATTTGATATCGTGTGCCACATCCATGATGAAGTGGTGCTTGAAGTGCCGGAGGGGACATCCTCGGTGGAAGAAGTCAATGGGATCATGGCGGTATGCCCTGACTGGTGTGAGGGGCTTCCGCTTAAGGCTGCGGGATTTGAAAGTCCGTTTTACAAGAAAGATTAGGAGGAGCTTATGGGAGGATGCAACAGGGAAGGATATCCTGATCCGACCGCAGGTATTGCAATCGGAAGGGTCATGAAACAGGAAAAGCGTAAAAAGAAGGAGGTAAAGAAGAATGTTCGTATCAATCGGAAACTCAAGAATGGACAAAAAGTTTAACTGCATGGATATGACATATGAAGATTTTGTCAGCCGTCTTTCCAAGACAAAATATACTGCGGAAACAATGGAACAGTACAGGAAGATGCCGAAAGGGCAGCAGGACAATATCAAGGATGTCGGAGGTTTCGTGCTTGGAAAGCTGAAGGGCGGACGCAGGAAGAAGGACTGCGTGATTTCCAGATCCGCCATCACGCTTGATATGGATTACGGAACACAGGGCATTATTGATGAACTGGAAATGTTCTTTGACATGAAGATGGTGGTGTATTCCACGCATAAGCACACACCGGAGAAACCAAGGCTGCGTATCATTATATTCCTGACAAGGGATGTGACACCTGATGAGTACGGGGCAGTCAGCCGTATGCTTGCATCGGATATCGGCATCGAGCTTTTCGATGATTCCACCTATGAACCATCAAGACTCATGTACTGGCCGAGCACTTCCAGTGACGGTGAGTATGTGTTTCAGGAAATCGAAGGGAACGAAGTGGATCCCGATGAAGTGCTGGCACGTTACAAGGACTGGCATGATGTATCAGCATGGCCGGTAAGCAACCGTCAGGCATCCGTTGTACAGAGGGATATCAAAAAACAGGCAGACCCGCTTTCGAAGGACGGACTGATCGGAGCATTCAACCGCACATACACAGTGACACAGGCAATCGACAAATTCATCCCGGATGTGTACAGGCATTCAAGGGCAATCCCCGGAAGATATGATTATATCCCGGCGGACTCGGCTGCCGGAGTCGTGGCCTATGATGATTTGTTCGTATACAGCCACCATGCCACAGATCCATGCTGCGGAAAGCTGATGAATGCGTTTGATGTGGTAAGGCTTCATAAATTTGGGGACAAGGATGCAAGGGCAGCCGAAGGGACAGAGCCTGGAAAACTCCCATCTTTCAAAGCCATGCAGGACTTTGCTTCTGCAGATGAAGAAGTAAAGAACACACTTGCCAGGGAAAGACAGGAGCTGGCGGTACAGGAATTTTCCGCAGAGACGGATGAGGACTGGCAGAACAAGCTGGCACTTGACCGCAGGGGAAACATCAAGGATACACTGCAGAATATTGCACTGATCATCCGCAACGATGAGAATTTCAAGCATATCGTGTACAACGAGTTCAAGGATACCATTGATGTCATCGGTCCGCTTCCATGGAAACAGGTAAAGCCAGGATGGAATGACTCAGACCTTGCCAATGCAAAGGTGTATTTCGAGAGGGTGTACGGGATCTGGTCACCGACAAAGTTCAAGGATGCACTGCTTGCAGTAGTGTCTTCTGACAGGCTCTATCATCCAATCAAGGATTATTTTGCCACACTTAGCTGGGACGGACAGGAACGTATCGACACACTGCTCATCGACTACTTTGGTGCAGAAGATACAACTTATACAAGGGCAGTCATCCGTAAGACACTGGTGGCTGCGGTAGCACGTATTTATAAGCCGGGAGTGAAGTTTGACTCCATCCTCGTGCTGAATGGTCCGCAGGGAATGGGAAAATCCACCTTCTTTGCCATCCTTGGAAAACAGTGGTTCTCGGACTCCTTATCCATTTCGGACATGAGGGATAAGACTGCTGCCGAGAAGCTGCTCGGAAACTGGATACTTGAGATCAGCGAGATGAACGGTATCCGCAAGACGGAGGTTGAGGTAGTAAAGTCCTTTGTCACCCGTCAGGATGATAAATTTCGTCAGGCATATGGTGTAAATGTAGAGTCGCATCCGAGAAAATGCATCATCGTGGGAAGCACAAACTCCGAGGGCGGCTTCCTGCGTGACGTGACAGGAAACAGAAGATTCTGGCCCGTGCATGTGCCGGGGACAGGAAAACACCATCCGTGGGAGCTTGACTGTGTCGACCAGATCTGGGCAGAGGCAATCCATCTGTATAACGAAGGCGAGGAGCTGTTCTTAAAAGGTGCGGAGGCAGAGGAAGCATACAAGATGCAGCAGGAGGCAATGGAGTCGGATGACCGTGAGGGCATCGTGCAGGACTATCTTGACAGGCTTCTACCGGACAACTGGGCATCAATGGATATCTACCAGAGAAGGGCATTCCTTGGCGGTGGCGAGTTCGAGACGGTCGGTGTCAAAGGAACTGTCATGCGTGAGCGTGTGTGCATCATGGAGATCTGGGTGGAGTGCTTCGGCAAGGAACGCCAGAACTTAAAGAAGGCAGATTCCTATGAGATCGAAGGCATCTTAAACAAGATCGGGGGATGGAAGAAGTATGATTCCAATACCACGGGCAAGACCAAAGTCCCCCTTTACGGAGTGCAGAAGACTTTTGTGAGGATGGATGAGAAACCAGAGGAAACCCGTTAGGCGGTTTCCGTGGTTTCCCAGATGCAGATGGGCAACGGTAGTCGGAAACCGTGCTGACACCTTGGAAAATAAGGGGTTGCGGTTCTTAGTTTCCCAGTTTCCCATTAAATCCAGTTGAGAATTAAAAATAAAGATAAAAAGAGCAATTCATGTATATATGCGCGTATAGGAGTTAAAGGCATATGGCAACCGCAATCGGCAAAGGAGGTATCTGGTTTTGCTAGAAAGTACAGTTGAGAGACATTTGAGGGAAGAAGCTAAAAAGCGAAAAGGCATGGCACTGAAGTTCGTATCACCCGGTATGAATGGAGTGCCTGACCGCATCGTCCTGATGCCGGACGGGAAAATGGCATTTGTGGAACTGAAAGCACCGGGAAAGAAGCCGAGACCGCTTCAGCTAAAGAGAAAGAGGATGCTTGAGAGGTTAGGCTTTCCCGTTTATGTAGTTGATAATATCGAACAGATCGGAGGTATCCTTGATGAAATACAAAGCACATGATTATCAGCAGTATGCGACAGATTTTATAATCGAACATCCCGTGAGCTGCCTGATCCTTGACATGGGACTTGGCAAAACGGTCATCACGCTTACGGCACTGTGGCTTCTGCTGTTTGACTATTTTGAAGTAAGACGGATCCTGGTGATCGCACCGAAGCGTGTGGCAGAAACAACATGGCCGGCAGAGATAAAAAAATGGAAGCATCTATACGGCATGACATTTTCCGTGGCAATGGGGACTGCAGGGCAGAGAAAGGAAGCACTTCTGTCAGGAGCAGATGTGACGATCATCGGAAGGGACAATGTTTCCTGGATGACAAAAAACATATTTTTTGATTTTGACATGGTCGTGATCGATGAGCTGTCGAGCTTCAAGTCCCCGAAGGCACAGCGATTTAAAGACCTGAAAAAAGTAAGGCCGATGGTAAAACGTGTGGTCGGGCTTACAGGAACACCGGGAAACCTCATGGACTTATGGGCAGAAATCGGGATCCTTGATATGGGGCAGAGGCTTGGAAGATATATCGGCGGCTACCGTGACAGGTTCTTCCTTCCGGATAAGCGGAATCGTGAGATCATCTTTTCGTATAAACCGAGGAAAGGGGCAGAAGAAAAAATATATGAACTGATCTCAGATATCAGCATTTCCATGAAAGCCGTGGATTATCTTGATATGCCGGAATGCATAAGCAACCGTGTGAACGTATCCATGTCGGAATCCGAACAGGCGCTTTATGACAGGATGGCAGATGAAATGATCCTTGAATACGGGGAAGGACAGGACATCGATGCGGTAAATGCAGCAGCCTTAAGCAACAAGCTCCAGCAGATGGCAAACGGTGCGGTCTATGATGAATCCGGCAATGTCCGTAATATCCATGACAGAAAACTGGATGCTCTGGAAGACCTGATCGAATCAGCAAATGGAAAACCGCTTCTGGTTGCATACTGGTTCAAGCATGACAGGGAACGGATTTTGAAACGGTTTCCGGCAAGGGACATCAATACCAGGAAGGATATCGATGACTGGAATGAAGGAAAGATCCCGGTGGCGCTGATTCATCCGGCATCGGCAGGACACGGACTGAATCTTCAGGAAGGCGGTTCGACCATCGTATGGTTCTCGCTTACATGGTCCCTTGAACTGTATCAGCAGTTAAATGCCAGACTTTACAGACAGGGACAGAAACACACGGTCATCATAGAGCATCTGGTGACAGAAGGCACGGTCGATGAAGATATCCTCCGGGCAATCGAGAGGAAGGACAATACACAGAATGCAATGATAGAAGCAGTAAAGGCAAGGATTGGAGGTATGACGGATGACGGCAGAAGTAATGATGAAGGAATATAAGAACATGAAAAAGGAACTGACCGTGACTGAGTTCCAGCTCCGTCAGTTTCAGGGAGTGAGCGAACAGGACATGATCGATTCCATGCTTTACTCCCACCAGGAAGGGGAAAGGGTGCAGACGAGCACTCTTTCCGATAAAACAGCAAACATAGCAGTCAAGTATAAGGCTGCAATGGAAAGGGAGAATGACGAGTGGTACGGTTTCCTTTTCCACAGATATATGTTTCTGAAGGAAGAACTGGATTTTTTTGAGCATGCAGTGAACGGACTGGATGAAAGACATAGAAGCATTATCACGGATCTTCTGGATGAGGACATGACATGGGACATCATGATGGAAAGATACCATGTGAGCCATACGATGATAGCAAAATACAGAAAAGCAGCATTGAAGGAACTTAATAAACAGTATGAACTGAGGGACAGACAGGTGGAAGCCTTTGTCCTCGGATAGGAGGTTTTTATGTGTAAGCGTGGAGATATTTATTATGTGGACTTCGGAGAGAAGGCCGGAAGCAAGCAGGGCGGTGTCCGTCCGGCACTGGTGGTAAGCAATAATAAGGCAAATAAGCATTCACCTGTGGTTACGGTCATTCCGTTGTCGGCAAGGGTGTGGAAAAAGAAGTATCTTCCGACCCATGTGCAGATCCCAAAAGGCAGCGGTCTGAACAAGCCGAGCATGGCTCTGGCGGAACAGGTGGAGACCCTTGATAAAACAAGACTTGGAGAAAGAATCGGTGAAGTGTTGGATGATATGGTCATGGAGCAGATCACTGTGGCTCTCCAGATACAGATAGGTGCATATGCAGAGTACAATTAAGGCAGTCAGACGGCTGTCTTTTTTGTTTGCGTTATGGTAAAATGATGTTATGAATCAAAGCAAGGAGGAGCGTATCCTATGAGTAAAAAACTTCCAAAAAGATACTTGACAGAAGATGCAGTAAAAAAGGCATTGAAAATAGATTCTTTTAGAAATATGTCAAAAGATAAAATAATGCAGTTTGCGTCCATGATTCCATATATGGATAAAGATGTTGCAATTGCAATAATAAATCAATTTCCTAGATTTGCAGATTTTGGGAAAGCATTGATTGAAGATTATACAAAGCTGTGTGATAACATTCTTGAAAAAAATCATGAAAGCCAGATGGCTGCAATTCATGGGTATCAGACGATACTGGATGCAAATGCAAAGAAACTGGAAAAGGATGAAATCACGGAAGATGAAAGAAAAGCTATAACAGAAGACATGATTGTTGTTGCTGACAAAATAGCGGAGTTGGATTTTCAAAATAAGAAATTCTATGAAAGAATGGGATCAAAGGTCTTATTTGGAGTTGTTGCGGTAGCAGGACTCGTGGGTGCAGCTATTGGTGTTAGTTCAGCGATTGGAAACAGTAGCGGGGAACTGCCGGAAGTAGATGATTCGGATAATGATGAATAGGTTTACTAGAGGTGTACTAAGGGTGTACTGACTTTTTAATTTACATCGGCTATGATTAAGATGGCAAAAAAGAAAGGGAGCGGAAACGCTCCTTTTTATGTTGCCGTAAGGCGGTGTCTTTCCAATCCTTTCACACCGCCCGTGTACATAGAAGGGAGGAATGGCAGATGCCGATGAAACCGAAGAAGCCGTGCAGACACCCCGGATGTCCGAAGCTGACAGACGGACTGTACTGTGAGGAGCATGAAGCACAGCACCGTGGTGACAGGGCAAGCAGCAGCAAGCGTGGTTACAACAGGCAGTGGCAGAAGGCAAGGGCAAGATACCTGAAGGCACATCCTTTGTGTGTTCAGTGCTTAAAGGAAGGCCATGCGGTGACAGCAACCGTGGTCGATCATATCAAACCGCACCGTGGTGATCTAGTCCTGTTCTGGGACGAGAAGAACTGGCAGAGCCTGTGCAAGTCTTGTCATGATAAAAAGACATGGAACGAAGATAACAATCCTGAGTATCGGTTCTGACGGCAGACCGTGGGGGTATCAAAATCTCTACGGAACGAGCTGCTGAAGACCGATGGCCCCCTTTGCGTGAATTTTCGCAGAATTAAACCGGGGGGATATAAAAAGGGTATGGTAATTTTCGCAGAATGTACTTAAAACACGGCAAAAAGGGGTATTTCCTTTTGCCGGAAAATCAGGAAAAAAGCATTATTTAAGGCTGGAAAACAGTGTAAAAACATTGTTTTTCCGGTCTTTTTTTGTGTGCCGGAAGGAGAGTGGAAAGGATGACGGACGCACAGGCAAAGCAGATCAATGAGATGCGGATGAAGGGGATGGGCTATAAAGCCATCGGGATGGCAATCGGACTGTCCCGTGACATCGTAAGGAATTACTGCAAGAGACATAACCTTGCCGGATACGCCACGGTGGTTTCAAAAAATATGAAACTCATGGTGGACGGTAAAGAGGTGTGCCACTTTTGCGGTAATCCGATCACGCAGCCGAAGACCGGCAGACCGAGAAGGTTCTGCTGTGAAAAATGCAGAAGGGAATGGTGGAAGGCACATCCGGAAGCAGTAAAGAAAAGCGAGAAGGCTTCCTACACGCTTGTATGCGAGCAGTGCGGGAAGCCTTTCATTTCCTATGGAAACAAGAACAGAAAATACTGCGGCCGTGAATGTTATTTCCGGCACAGATTTTTAGCAGAGGAGGATATGGAAGATGCAGTTTCAGAGTTATAAAATAGCAGACCTTATCCCGGCTTCCTATAATCCGAGGAAGAAGTTAAAACCTGGTGATAAGGAATATGAAAAAATCAAGAACTCCATTAAGGAGTTCGGATATGTCGAGCCGATCATCATCAACTCAGACATGACCATTATCGGAGGACACCAGAGAGCCACGGTTCTTGCAGACCTCGGATACACGGAAGTGGAATGTATCGTGGTCGATATCGACAAGACCAAGGAAAAGGCACTCAATGTTGCCCTCAATAAAATTACGGGCGAATGGAACAAGGAACTACTGGCTGACCTTATCAAAGACCTCGAGGATTCAGATTTTGATGTCGGCATCACAGGCTTTGAACCGCCGGAGATCGAACAGCTTTTTAATTCCGTACATGATAAGAAGATTACGGAGGATGACTTTGATGTGGAAGCGGAGCTTGCAAAGCCGACCGTGGCAAAGACAGGTGATGTGTGGCTGCTTGGAAAGCACCGTGTCATCTGCGGTGATTCCATTCTGCCGGAGACTTACGATAAGCTGATGGATGGACAGAAGGCAAATCTTGTCCTGACGGATCCGCCATACAATGTAAATGTTGAGGAGACGGCCGGCAAGATCAAAAACGACAACATGCCGGATGAGGATTTCTATAAGTTCCTGTTTGCTGCATTTGTAAATATGGAGCAGTCAATGGAACAGGATGCTTCCATTTATGTATTCCATGCGGATACGGAGGGGCTGAATTTCAGAAAGGCATTCAAGGATGCAGGTTTTTATCTTTCCGGGTGCTGCATCTGGAAGAAGAACGCACTGGTCCTTGGAAGAAGCCCGTACCAGTGGCAGCATGAGCCGTGTCTGTTCGGATGGAAGAAAGGCGGGAAGCACCAGTGGTATTCCGACAGGAAGCAGACCACCATCTGGGAATATGACCGTCCGAAGGCAAGCAAGGACCATCCGACCATGAAGCCTGTGGCGCTTATGGCATATCCGATCCAGAACTCCTGCATGAGCAACTGCATCGTGCTTGATCCGTTCCTTGGTTCCGGCTCTACGCTGATCGCCTGTGAGCAGACACACCGTATCTGCTACGGTATCGAACTGGATGAGAAGTTTGTGGATGTGATCGTAAACCGCTACATTGAACAGTGCGGTTCGGATGCGGATGTATTTGTCATCCGTGACGATATGAAATTTTCATATCAGCAATTATGCAGGGGAGGGCAGTATAATGAAACAGATGACCTTCCTTGATCTATGTTCCGGTATCGGCGGCTTCAGGCTCGGTCTTGAAACTGCCGGCCATAAATGCATCGGGTACTGTGAATATGATAAATTTGCAAGAGCCTCATATGAGGCAATGTATGATACGGAAGGAGAGTGGAAAGCTCATGATGTCACAAAACTCAAACCCGGAGATGTCCCCTATGCAGACATCTGGTGCTTCGGATTCCCATGCCAGGACATCTCCGTTGCCGGAAAACAGCGGGGACTGGTCGGAAAAAGAAGTGGAATATATTACAACATTATTGACCTCATCAAAGGCAAAGAGGAAAGTGCTAAACCCTCATACCTACTTGTTGAGAACGTTAAGAACCTGTTATCGATCAATGCAGGATTCGACTTTGCCTCAGTTCTGTCTGAAATGGACGAAGCAGGGTATGACTGTCGGTGGCAGGTGCTTAACTCTAAAAACTTCGGAGTCCCGCAGAACCGTGAGCGTGTGTTCATTATCGCAAATCTTAGAAGCAGAGGTAGACGAGAAATATTATCTCTCATTGGAGAAAACGCAGCAGCTCTTAACCAGCTTATAGGAGGTATGCAGGGCTACCGTGTTTATGGGACGGACGGCATTTCCGCAACCCTTGTGGGGAATGCGGGCGGTGTCGGGGCCAAGACGGGTCTTTACTTCATCGACCAGAGCAACCATGATCCGAAGATCACGGATACGGCAAGATGCCTGACAGCGAGGTACACAGCCGGGATGACCAACCATACCGCCATGAACTCAGCCGTGCTGGAAGTCCACCCGGTGCTTACACCGGAGCGGATGGAGAAACGGCAGAACGGAAGACGGATGAAAGAGGACGGAGAGCCGATGTTCACCCTGACCTCTCAGGACAGGCACGGTGTGTATGTCTGTGAAAAGGTGGATTCCGTCAAAGTAAAAAATGCCACGAAGGCAGGATATGAAGTGGCATGGGAAGGGGACGGTATCAACCTTGCCTACCCGGACAGTGAGACAAGAAGGGGAAGGGTCGGAAAAGGATGCTCCCAGACACTGGACTGTTCCGGGCAGATGGGAACGCTCATGAGGGGCGGCCGCATCAGACGGCTGACTCCGAGGGAGTGCTTCCGCTTACAGGGATTTTCTGATGAGCTTTTTGACCGTGCCTCTGCCGTCAACTCCGATGCACAGCTTTATAAACAGGCCGGGAATGCAGTCACCGCAACGGTTGCTTATGCGGTTGCGATGTCACTTCCGGAGTCCAGAAGCTGACATTACATTTTCTTTTGGAAAGTACCATTATCTGCTTGACTATATGGGCATTCAGAGTGATATATGGTACTACCAAAAGGAAAGGAGACCAGCAGAATGGAAATTATTACAAACGCTGAGAACAGGAAAGAATTAGTAAAAACCTTATCCGGACATTTCGGACAGAAATCAGAATACTTTGGACCGCCATCCTTTGCATACCGCATCGGAAGCATCACGGTGGACAGGGACGCAAAGGTCATACTTGAAGATGACAGCATGGAAGACGAGGTGAGAATGGTGCTTTTCCAGAATGACATGGCAGAAGAGACACAGGAAACACAGACGGAAGAACCGGAAGCGGAGATAAAAATGCCGATCGGCAGCATGACACCGCAGGGTATCATCAACCTGATAAACATGATGCATTCCAAACAATACCTTATCAACAGGGCAGTCGGCAGGGAGTGCATTTCCATAGCAGACAGCCTTATAAATGCCCTGGCCGAAAGAACCTTCGAAGATACGGAGACGGCAGCAGGGTTCATTACGGAACAGGGCGGATGCAGCGGTGTCACCTTTGCAGACGGGAACATTGAGTTCACGGGATTTCCGCATACCGATAACATGATGGAATACTGCAGACTTGCATCGGCAATGGTAAAGAAAGCATCGGAACAGAAACGTGTGAATCCGAAACAGACCATTGAAGAGAATGAAAAATATTACATGAGGGCATGGCTGGTATCCATTGGATTTGGCGGAAGCGAAGGAAAGGAAATAAGGGCATTCTTCCTTAAGGGGCTGAAAGGCCATACGGCATTCCGGACTTCGGAAGATGCGGAAAAGTGGAAAGCCAACCGCAGGGCAGAAAGGGGGTCAACGGTATGTTCGGAGTAAGCAGACAGACACTTGAGAGACTGAGAAAGGAATATCCTGCGGGAACCAGGGTGGAGCTTATCCGCCTTGATGACCCCTACCGAAAGATCCCGTCAGGAACCATCGGAACGGTGGAATTTGTGGATGATGCAGGACAGCTCCACACGGTATGGGACGGACACGGGGCACTGGCGATGATCTATGGAGTGGATGAATGGAGAAAGGTAAAAGACTGATGGATAAGATTGTGACAGTATATTATGGAAAAGAAGAATCATGGGAATCAAAAGAAGCCGCGGAGCAGTTCTTCCTTCGAGCCATGATGGGATCGGATGGCAGCGAAAGGGAACGCTATACAAATATCTACATAAAACTGCAGATGGGGATGACCTTCTGCACAGATGAAGAATTTTAAAAGGGGAGAATGAAGTGAAAGAAGTCAGAGGAAAGCTGATGGCATTGATGAAAAAGCATCAGATGGATATAACGGAATTTTCGGAAAAATCTGGAATAAAGGAAGAACGGGTGGAACGGCTGCTTGGAGGCAGGGGAAAACCTAGCCATTTGGAGCGGATGTGTATCGCAGAAGCTTTTGGGATGACAGAGGAAGAGTTACAGGATATAGAACCGCTTTCTCAGACAGAGGTCAGGGAGGTGCAGACAGATGGCATTGAAAAAGTGATCGCAGAACGGCTTCAGGAAATCGTAAAGATTCATGGGATAGGAATTCCTGAACTTGCAGAACGATGTGGTTTAAAAAGACAGAGAGCAAAGAAACTTATGAATGGTGAAGTTAAGATGAGCATTGCAGAAGCAGTCAGCATCGCCAATGAATTTCAGGTCTCTTTGGAATATCTGTTAGGAAGATATCCATATCCGCTGCCAGCACCACAGACAGATGAAGAATGGTTGCTGTACGAAAAACTCGGACAAATGGATGAAAATGAAGCTCAGAAATATTTAGAAATGATGATGCCGATGAAAAGGGACTTGCCATAATTTACACAGTTTTCCCTTGAAATCTTTGTGTAGTTTATGGCTCACATATAACTGGATATATGTGTGTTTTAGAGCGAATATGTACCTACCGAAAGGGAAGAAAACAAACGGAGGTACAAGCCATGAACGAAAGGATTACAAAGCAGATCGAGGAAATGAAGAAACAGACCATCGGGGTCGAGGTTGAGATGAATAACATCCGAAGGGATAAGGCTGCAGAACTTGCAGCGGCATTCTTCGGAACAGGAAGATTTGAAAACACGGCTTCCAGAAACGGATATTATACATGGTCCGCATGGGATGCAAGCGGAAGGGAATGGAAATTCCAGAAAGATGTCAGCATTGCGGGACCGGATGATAAAAAATGCGAGCTGGTCACACCGATCCTTCACTACGAAGACATCGAACTTCTTCAGGAACTGATAAGAAAGCTCAGACATGCGGGAGCCAAGAGTGATGCAACAAGGGGATGCGGAGTCCACATCCACATCGGAGCAAATGGACACACACCGCAGACTTTACGAAATCTTGCAAACATCATGGCGGGACACGAGAACCTTTTAGCGGATGCCTTAAACCTCGACAGCTGGCGGATGAACCGCTACTGCAAAACGGTAGACCCAAGATTCCTTAAGGAACTCAATAAAAAGAAACCAAAAACGATGGCAGCCCTTGCAGACATCTGGTACACGGCAAACGGGGCAAGCTACGGAAGAGACCACCATTACAATGACAGCCGATACCATATGTTAAACTACCATGCAACATTCACAAAGGGAACGGTCGAGTTCAGACTTTTCCAATTTGATGCTCCGGCTGACGGAAAGCTGAACGGACTGCATGCGGGACAGCTGAAAAGCTACATCCAGCTCTGCCTTGCCTTAAGCCAGATGGCAAAGGAAGTAAGGACGGCAAGCCCGAAACCGCAGCAGACAGAAAATCCGAAATATGCAATGAGGACTTGGCTTTTACGCCTCGGATTCATCGGGGATGAATTCAAGACCGCAAGGGACATCCTTACAAAGAGACTTGCAGGAGACACTGCTTTCAGAAGCGGAAGAGCTGCTTGAAGAGAACAGCCTCCTGCCACCTTGGAGCATTGACCGCCATGTGCGGTCTTAAGGTGGTAGAAGGGTGTTCCCTTCAGAAAGGATGGAGCATTATGGAGAAAAGATATTACATTGCTTATGGCAGCAACCTGAATTTACGGCAGATGAAAATGCGTTGTCCGACCGCAAAGGTCATGGGGACTGCGGTCATCAAGGATTACGAACTGCTTTTCAAGGGAAGCCTTACAGGGGCATACCTTACGATTGAGCCGAAGAAAGGCAGTGAGGTTCCCGTTGCGGTCTGGACCGTTACCGAAGCAGATGAAGAGGCACTTGACCGTTATGAAGGATGCCCTGTTTTTTATTACAAAAAGGATATGGAACTGGATATCAAGGGAATACGGACAGGAAAAATAAGAAAAAGAAAATGCTTTGTGTATATCATGCACGAAGAGCGGAAAATCGGGATTCCTTCCCTTTCCTATGTAAGAACATGCCTTGAAGGTTATATCAGTTTCGGATTTGATGAGCATTATCTTTCCGAGGCACAGATCAGGGCGGTGAAGGAGGCAGGATATGAAGACTGAAACATTAAGAATAAGGATCTGCCCGAAATGCGGGGCAGGATACACACGGACACCTGCCCTTTCAAGGGAAGATAACCAGACGCTTATCTGTCCAGACTGTGGAACCCGTGAGGCACTTGCAAGCATGGGCGTGAGCAGGGAAGAACAGGAAGAAATTATAGAGACCATACACAGGTCAAACAGATAGCGGTTATGTAAAAAGGCTTCTTCGGGAGTCTTTTTTTGTTGCCATTTTTACAGGGAGGTGAGGACAGTGGCACAAAGAGGAAGAAAACCAAAGCCTACGGCAGTAAAGGTGCTTGAGGGCAATCCGGGCAAGAGAAGCCTTAATACGGGCGAACCAAAGCCGGAGAAAAAAGCCCCGCGCTGTCCGGCATGGCTTGAGGATGAGGCAAAGAAAGAATGGAGAAGGATGGCGAAACAGCTGGAGCATCTCGGCATCCTGACAGAAATAGATATGGCAGCATTCGCAGGATACTGTCAGGCATATGCGAGATGGAAAGAAGCAGAGGAGTTTATTACACAGCACGGGACCATCGTAAAGACCCCGAGCGGATACTGGCAGCAGGTACCGCAGGTATCCATCGCACAGACATATCTGAAGATCATGAATAAGTTCTGTGAGCAGTTCGGACTGACCCCGTCTGCAAGAAGCCGTATCTCCACGGACAGCGGGGAAGATAAGCAGAATGATGAAATGGAGCTTCTGCTTGTGAAAGGCGGTGCAGGATAATGTTTGATGAAGCAAAAGCAGATCATGCAGTCAATTTTATAAACTGCCTGAAACACACCAAAGGAAGGTGGAGGGGAGTTCCGTTTGAACTTCTCCCCTGGCAGGATGAGATCATCCGTACCCTTTATGGGACGGTAAAGGAAAACGGATACAGGCAATACAATACCTGCTACTGTGAGATACCGAAGAAAAACGGAAAATCGGAGCTGGCGGCTGCCATTGCACTGTATATGACATGCGGTGACGGTGAGTGGGGAGCAGAGGTCTACGGCTGTGCTTCCGACAGACAGCAGGCTTCCATCGTATTCGATGTTGCGGTGGATATGGTAGACCAGTGTCCGGCACTGAAGAAAAGGATCAAGCCCGTCATGTCCGTAAAAAGGCTTGTATATAAACCGACCAACAGCTTCTATCAGGTGCTGTCGGCAGAGGCGTACACCAAGCACGGTCTGAATGTCCATGCGGTCATCTTTGATGAGCTGCATGCACAGCCGAACCGGGAACTGTTCGATGTCATGACCAAAGGTTCTGGTGATGCCAGAACACAGCCATTGTTCTTCCTAATCACAACAGCCGGGACAGACAGGAATTCCGTGTGTTTTGAACAGCATCAGAAGGCTCTGGATATTATTGAAGGAAGAAAGATCGACCCGACTTTTTATCCGGTAATTTATGGGGCTTCTGATGAGGATGACTGGTCGAGTGAGGATGTGTGGTATAAGGCAAATCCGTCACTTGGATACACGATTGATATTGAGAAAGTGCAGAATGCATATATCAGTGCAAAAGAGAATGCGGCAGAGGAGAATGTGTTCCGGCAGCTCCGTCTGAATCAGTGGGTGAAACAGAGCACCCGGTGGATGCAGATGGATAAGTGGGATGCCTGTTCCTTTGCAGTGAATGAAGAGGAGCTTCTCGGAAGGGAATGCTATGGCGGACTCGACCTTTCAAGTTCTACGGATATCACGGCATTCGTGCTTGTGTTCCCGCCAAGGAATGATACCGAGAAGTATGTGATCCTTCCGTATTTCTGGATACCGGAGGATAACATGAAACTGCGTGTACGAAGGGATCATGTTCCGTATGATGTCTGGGCAGCCGAAGGGTGTTTAAAGACTACGGAAGGAAATGTCATCCATTATGGATTCATTGAACAGTTTATTGATGAACTTGGTACGAAATTCCATATTAAGGAAATCGCCTTTGACCGATGGGGAGCAGTACAGATGGTGCAGAACCTTGAGGGCATGGGATTTACCGTTGTTCCATTTGGACAGGGATATAAGGATATGAGTCCACCGACCAAGGAGCTGATGAAGCTGACGCTGGAAGGGCGGATCGCACATGGCGGTCATAAGGTGCTGCGGTGGATGATGGATAATGTGTTTGTCCGTCAGGATCCCGCAGGAAACATCAAAATGGATAAAGAAAAATCTACGGAGAAGATCGATGGGGCTGTTGCAACCGTTATGGCACTTGACCGTGCAATCAGAAACGAAGGCAGTGACGGAAGTGTATATGATGACAGAGGAATTATAATATTTTAACAGCGGAGGTATCGTATGGGAATTAAGAGTTTATTTGGATTTGGACAGGCGAGGGATAAACCTGTGGACAAGGCAGCAGATGCGGGATATTCGTTTCTGTTCGGAAGGACAACAAGCGGAAAGCCTGTAAACGAAAGAACTGCAATGCAGACCACGGCAGTATATGCCTGTGTCAGAATCCTTGCAGAAGCAGTGGCGTCTTTACCGCTTCATGTATATGAGTATCAGGATGACGGTGGCAAGAAGCTGGTGCATGACCATCCTTTATATTATCTGCTCCATGACGAGCCGAACCCGGAGATGACTTCATTTGTGTTCAGGGAAACACTGATGAGTCATCTTTTAATATGGGGAAATGCGTATGCCCAGATCATAAGGGACGGTGCTGGAAGGGTGCTTGGGCTTTATCCGCTCCTTCCAGATAAGATGGATGTGCAGAGGGATGACCGTGGAAACATCTATTATGTGTATTCCAGAAACAGTGATGAAAACCCCATGTTCAAGGAATATGGAGATATCAGGCTGAAAGCCGAGGATGTGCTTCATATACCCGGACTGGGATTTGACGGGCTGATTGGATATTCTCCGATTGCGATGGCAAAGAACGCTGTCGGCATGACGCTTGCCTGTGAGGAATACGGGGCGAGTTTCTTTGCGAACGGGGCAAATCCGGGCGGTGTTTTGGAGCATCCGGGAGTTCTGAAAGATCCATCAAAGGTGAGGGAATCCTGGAACTCCGTATACCGTGGCGTGAATAACGCACACAAGATAGCAGTGCTTGAAGAAGGCATGAAGTATCAGCAGATAGGCATCCCGCCGGAAGAAGCACAGTTTCTTGAGACAAGGAAATTCCAGATCAATGAGATCGCAAGGCTTTACAGGATACCGCCGCATATGGTCGGTGATCTTGATAAGTCGAGCTTTTCCAATATCGAGCAGCAGTCCTTGGAGTTTGTAAAATACACACTTGACCCGTGGGTGATCCGGTGGGAGCAGTCTTTACAGAGATCACTCCTTCTGCCGGGAGAAAAAGGAAAGTATTTTATCAAACTGAATGTGGATGGTCTGCTGAGAGGGGACTACCAGTCAAGGATGAACGGCTATGCGGTCGGAAGGCAGAACGGGTGGTTTTCTGCCAATGATATCCGTGAGATGGAGAACATGAACCCAATCCCGGATGAGCAGGGAGGAAACCTGTATCTGATAAACGGAGCAATGACCAAACTTGAGGATGCAGGGGCTTTTGCAAAGACAGATACAGGACAGCAGAACACTCCGGCACAGGAAAACAGCGGAAAGAGAGGTAAACGATGAAGCGGAAGTTTTGGAACTGGATAAGGAATGAAGATGAGAGCGTGCCTGACATGGAAAGGACGCTCTTTTTAAATGGCATGATTTCGGATGAAACATGGTACGGGGATGAAGTCACCCCGCAGCTTTTCAAAGATGAGCTGAATGCCGGAAATGGAAATATCACGGTGTGGATCAATTCACCGGGCGGTGATGTGTTTGCAGCAGCCCAGATCTATAACATGCTCCGTGATTATAAGGGAAGTGTGACGGTCAAGATTGATGGTATTGCAGCTTCAGCAGCATCCGTGATCGCTATGGCAGGAGATACGGTCTGTGTATCCCCGGTGGCTATGATGATGATCCATAATCCTGCAACGATGGCAATGGGTGAGGCGAAGGATATGCAGAAAGCAATCGCCATGCTGAATGAGGTCAAGGAATCTATCCTGAATGCCTATGAATTCAAGACGGGGCTTACCCGTGCAAGGCTCTCACACATGATGGATGACGAGACCTGGTTCAATGCAAAGAAGGCGGTGGAGCTTGGCTTTGCGGATAAGATCCTTTTTGATTCCGATGAGGATGAGAAAAAGAAAAAGCCGGATGAGCCGGAAGAAAAGCCGGAGAAAGGAAGCAATGGAGAGAAAGGGGACGGAGAGGGCGATAAGGACAAAAACGGGAAAAAGAAGCTCCCGTTCCAGCAGGATTCCATGATGTTTTCCACCAAGGCGATGAATGAGTCGTTCCTTTCCAAGGTGTCCGATAAGGATGCCATGATACCGGTCAACCAGTTGGAGAAGAGACTGAGTCTCTTAGCACATTAAGGAGGATATGAACTATGAGTAAGATTTTAGAATTAAGAGAAAAGAGAGCGAAGGCATGGGAAGCTGCAAAGGCATTCCTCGATGCCAAGAGAACACAGGAAGGTTTTGTATCTGCAGAAGATGCAGCCACCTATGACAAGATGGAAGCGGATGTCGTAAATCTTGGAAAAGAGATCGAGAGACTGGAAAGACAGGCTGCCATTGATGCAGAGCTTGCAAAGGCAACAAGCACCCCGATCACAAACCAGCCGCATGCCGGAACTGGCGGGGAGGTAAAAACAGGAAGGGCAACCGATGAATACAGAAGAGCGTTCTGGAATGGTATGAGAAACAAAATGTCATACGAAGTACAGAACGCTCTTTCTATTGGTACGGATTCCGAGGGTGGATATCTTGTGCCGGATGAGTATGAAAGAACACTGGTGGAAGCCCTGAATGATGAAGTATTCTTCCGTAATCTGGCTACTGTTATCAAGACATCGAGCGGTGACCGTAAGATTCCAATCGTCACATCAAAGGGTGAGGCAGCATGGATCGATGAAGGAGGTCAGTTTACAGAATCCAATGACAGTTTTGGGCAGACAACCATTGGTGCTCATAAGCTGGCAACCATGATCAAAGTTTCAGATGAGCTTTTAAATGACAGCGTGTTTAATATCGAACAGTATATTTCCAGGGAGTTTGGAAGAAGAATCGGTGCAAAGGAAGAAGAAGCATTTTTCATCGGTGACGGAGCAGGAAAACCTACAGGTATTTTCAACGCAACAGGCGGTGCTGAAACAGGAGTGACAGCTGCAAATACCACCATTACGTTTGATGATGTCATGGATCTTTACTATTCCCTTCGTGCTCCATACCGTAACAAAGCGGTATGGCTTCTGAATGATTCGACCGTTAAGGCGATCAGAAAACTGAAGGATGGAAATGGAAATTATATCTGGCAGCCCTCTGTAAGGGAAGGAGAGCCGGACAGAATCTTGAACCGTCCTTACCGTACATCCATTTATGTGCCGGAGCTTGCAGCAGGAAAACGTGTGATGGCATTCGGTGATTACAGTTATTACTGGATCGCAGAACGCCAGGGCAGAAGTTTCAAGAGACTGAATGAGCTTTATGCTACAACGGGACAGGTTGGATTTCTCGCTTCCGAACGTGTTGACGGCAAGCTGATCCTGTCTGAAGCAGTGAAAACACTCGATGTGAAAGCTGCCGGAAAGTAGGTGGACTGAATGTTTGTAACGCTTGAGGAAGCCAAAGGGTATCTGAGGGTGGATTCGTCAGACGAGGATAGTTTTATCCTCGGTCTGATGGAAACTGCAAATGCCCTGATTAAAAATGTAACAAGACGGACTCCGGCAGTACTTAAGAAGCATGAAGCAGTTGTGCGGACAGCGGAGCTGTATGTGATCGCTTATCTTTATGAGCACAGAGAGGAAGCTGACCATAAGGCCATGACGGAGACCGTGAAATATCTGCTCTTTGGCATACGGAAGGAGAAATTTTAATGATCGAACTGATGCGTGACCGGATCACGATCCAGAAAAGTTCCGTGAAAACAGATAAGATCGGAAACCATGCGGCAGTCTGGGAAGATGTGTATTCCTGTGCTGCTTATGCCAATAACCTGTCAGGAAAAGAATACTGGGCAGCAAAGCAGTTGAATGCCCAGTCTGAACTGGACTTTATTATCCGGTACTGCAGTGAGGTGGCAGCCCTGGACAGCGAGCATTACCGCATCAGGTTTCGTGGGGATCTTTATAATATTACGTTTATTGATAACGTGCAGTATAAAAACAAATCCGTCAGGATCCGTACGGAACGGGTCAAACGGTGAGGTGAATTGAAGATGGCAAAGAAAATCAAAGCAGATGCCCTTGCATCGGAAGTCATGAAGGAGCTGGACGATTATTCCAGTCTGACTACGGAAGTGATGAAGAAGGCGGTCAGGAATGCCGGAAAAACAGTCCGGGAGGAGATCGCAGACACAGCACCGAAAAAGACCGGAACTTATGGAAAAAGCTGGGCGGTCAAAAAGACCGGGGAAGACAGTAAGTCCCTGCAGGTAACGGTACATTCCAAAAACCGATACCAGATCGCTCATCTCCTGGAGCATGGACATGCAAAAAGGGGAGGCGGCCGGGTAGCAGCAAGACCGCATATTGCACCTGCAGAGGAGAATGGAATCCGGCAGCTTGAGGAAGAAATCGAGAGGGGGATCCGGAATGGATGATCTGGTTAAGATGATGGAAGAAACAGGACTGCCATTTGCCTACGACCACTTTGAAGAGGGGGAAGCAGCAGAGCCACCGTTTGTATGCTATCTTCTTCCGCAGAGTAATCATTTTTCTGCGGACGGGAAGGTGTATCTGAAGATTACGGAAGTCCATATCGAACTGTATACCGACTGTAAGGACTTGTCGGCAGAACAGAAAGTAGAAGCCGTGCTGGATAAGCAGGGTATTTTTTATGAGAAATCCGAGGTATGGATTGAAAGCGAGAAATTGTATGAAGTCCTGTATTCATTTGAGATGGAGGTTTAGACATGGGAAATAAAGTAAAATATAATCTGAAAAATGTCCATGCAGCAAAGCTGAAGGAAACAGTGAGCAGCAGCGGTGAGACAACATTTTCTTATGAAAATCCAAAGGCAATCCCCGGAGCAGTCAGTATCAGCTTGGATGCGGAAGGGGAATCCACACCGTTTTATGCAGACGGTATCGTATATTTCCGTTCCGTGACCAATAACGGATACAGTGGTGATCTGGAAATTGCACTGATCCCGGAGTGGTTCCGGACGGAGATCTTACAGGAGAAGCTGGATGGAAAAGGCGTGCTTGTGGAAAGTACAAACATCGGGGAAAGTGTAAAATTTGCCCTGTTATTTGAATTTGACGGGGATGTGAATAGTATTCGCCATGTGATGTATAACTGTACGGCATCCCGCCCGTCCATCGAATCCGAAACAAAAGAGGATACGATCGAACCTGGAACGGAGAAGCTGTCACTGACGGCTGATCCGAGAAGTGACGGACTGGTAAAGAGCCGTACCGGAGATACCACGGATGCAGCGACATATGCGAACTGGTATAAGTCCGTATATATTCCATCAGAAACAGAAGAAAGCAGTGCGAAAGGATAAGGTGAAAGGATATGTTAAAAAGAGAAATTGAAATCTGTGGGAAAAAGATCCCGTTCCGGTCATCTGCGACCGTTCCGAGATTATACCGTGCAAAGTTCAAGAGGGATATTTTTAAGGATCTGTCGAAATTGGAAAAATCCTATAAGTGTAAGACCGAGGATGGGGATGAGTTCCAGATTGATGACCTGGAGATCTTTGAGAATGTTGCATATATCATGGCCTACCATGCGGATAACAGCATCCCGGCATCCATTGATGACTGGCTGGATCAGTTTGATATGTTTTCCATCTATGAGGTACTGCCTCAGATCCTGGAACTGTGGGGCGATAATCTTGCAACAGAGGTGGCAGCAAAAAAAGGCCTGGCAGAAGTGAACGGGAAATGACAACACCGCTGTTCCTTCTGCGCAGCGTAGAGATTGGAATATCTATATCGGATCTGGATCTTCTGACGGTGGGGCTGGTGATCGACATGTGGACGGAAAAAGCAAATGATAGCGTGAAATATAATAAGATCGCCACGCAGGATGATTTTGATAAATTCTGATAGCAGCATCAGAAAAATCATGTTATTATGATATTGTATAATTTCTGTTTGAAAGAATACAGAAATTATTCTCCACTCCTGAGAAAATAATTATGCAGGGATAATCCTTGGAAAATATTCTATGGATTCAGCTTAGAAGGTGACAAAAAGTGTCCGCTATCTTCTGCAGGTTGTTTAATGGGATCAGGAAGAAAGGAGGATAACTATGGCTAAGAGAAAAGTAGTATCTGGTAAAACTCATACGAAACAGCAGCTTAATGATTATGCCAATCAGAATAATCCGAATAATAAGGCATACCGGGCGAGAAGAACAAACGAAGAAAAAGCCCGAAAAACAAGGAATCACTTTGACCAGGATATGATCTATTATGAGCCGGATCTTGGTTTTGGCTGGTGTGATGACTAGGATTTGAGAAAGGCAGGTATTTGTATGGGAAACTTTTTTTATAACCTGTTTAATGGAAAGACGGGCTATACAATATCGGATAGCATGGCAGTGGATGAAGATGGTGATCTTTTAATGAGGTTATCTGATCATACGGTTATGGATATGGATACAGGGGAAATTGATATTTTATCATCGGCAGGAAATCTGTTTGATGAGGAAGATGAATGGTAATGTAAACCTGATATGACGAATGGAAAAGCATCGCATTTTGCGGTGCTTTTCCTATACTTAGAAAATTATGTTTTTATGAAAATGGAGCATCGATCATTTAGTTGTGATCGGTGCTTTTTTTCTGCCATGACGAGGGAGGTGTGTGCAGGTGGCAAGCAGGATTAAAGGAATCACGGTCGAGATCGGAGGGGATACCACTGGTCTTGACAAAGCCCTGAAAAATGTAAATGCAACGATCAGGACGACGCAGTCCTCGTTGAAGGATGTCAATAAGCTGCTGAAACTGGATCCGGCAAATACAGAGCTGCTTGCACAGAAGCAGAAACTTTTAAAGGATGCCATCGGTTCTACCAAAGAAAAACTGGATGCTTTAAAAACAGCACAGGAACAGGCAAAGCAGCAGATGGAGAACGGGGATCTGGGACAGGACAAATATGATGCCCTTCAGAGGGAGATCATCGAAACGGAACAGGAACTCCAAAAGCTGGCACAGGAAGCGGTAAATTCCAATGCTGCCCTTGCGAAAATCGAAGAGGTCGGTGGGAAACTGGAGTCAGTCGGAAATAAGATATCCGGTGTCGGAACAAAAATGCTTCCCGTTACAGCGGCAGTTGCAGGTCTTGGTACGGCAGCAGTGAAGACTACGGCAGATTTTGATTCTTCCATGAGCCAGGTACAGGCCACGATGGGAATTACGGCTGATTCCATGTCAAAGGTGGATGGACAGTCCGTAAATACGATGGATACCCTGCGTACCCTGGCGAAGCAGATGGGAGAGAAAACAGCCTTTTCTGCAAGTGAGTGTGCACAGGCACTTAATTACCTTGCTTTGGCGGGTTATGATACACAGCAGATGTGTGATACGCTTCCAACGGTACTGAATCTGGCAGCCGCAGGAGATATCGATCTTGCATCTGCATCGGATATGGTAACGGATGCCATGTCAGCCCTTGGCATGCAGACGGATGAAGCCAATACAATGGTCGATCAGATGGCAAAAACAGCATCGACCACGAACACATCCGTGGCGCAGCTAGGGGAAGGAATCCTTACCATTGGTGCAACTGCTAAATCCGTAAAAGGCGGTACGGCAGAATTAAATACAGCCCTTGGTATTCTGGCCAATAATGGTATCAAGGGAGCAGAGGGCGGAACACATCTTAGAAACGTGATCCTTGCATTACAGAGTCCGACCGATAAGGCAGCTGCCTGTATGGAGAGTCTCGGTCTTCAGGTTTATGATTCGCAGGGAAACATGAGGAGTCTGAACGATATCCTTTCTGACCTTAATAAGTCTATGGATGGCATGACCTCTGCCGAGAAGAATAATATCATCAGTACGATCTTTAATAAAACGGATCTGTCATCCGTAAATTCCCTGCTTGCAAATACCGGGGATACCTGGGACAGCCTTCAGAAGTCCATTATGGAATCCGGTGGTGCTGCACAGCAGATGGCAGATACACAGCTTGATAACCTGTCCGGTCAGATCACCATCTTAAAATCAGCGGTGGAAGGTCTGGCCATTTCTTTTGGAGAGGCGCTTATGCCTGTGATCCGGAGTCTTGTCTCAAAGATACAGGGATTTGTAGATAAGCTGAACAGCATGGATGAATCCCAGAGAAACCTGATCATCCGTGTTGCAGCGGTGGTTGCAGCCATCGGACCGTTCCTGATCATTCTTGGAAAAACAATCTCAACCGTAGGGACAGCGATGAAAGGCTTTTCTTCCCTTGCCAAAGGGATCGCAAGTCTTGGAGTAAAGATCGCAGGAAGCAGCGGTTCGGTAACCGGGCTGGCAAGCGCACTTGGGGCGGTAGCAGGACCTGTGCTGGCGGTTATTGCCGTGGTGGCCGTTTTAGTGGCTGCATTTAAACATCTGTGGGATACCAACGAGGAATTCAGAAATGCCATGACAGCGATCTGGGAAGGTATTGTCAAGAAGATACAGGCATTTGTTGAAGGAATCAAGGAAAGGCTGGCAGCCCTTAATATTGATTTTACTGCAGTGGCAAATACACTGAAAAAAATCTGGAATGGTTTCTGTGAACTTCTGGCACCTGTGTTTGAAGCAGCATTCAGTATCATTTCAACAGTTCTTGGTACAGTATTTGATGTACTGACGGGACTGCTTGATGTGTTTATCGGACTTTTCACGGGAAACTGGGAGCAGATGTGGTCAGGGATCAAGGAGATATTCTCCGGCATCTGGAATGGGATCACTGGAATCTTTACGGCAGCATTGAATCTTATCCGTGGAATTGCGGATACAGTCCTTGGATGGTTTGGTACAAGCTGGAATGCAGTATGGACTTCCGTATCTACGTTCTTTACGAATATCTGGAACGGGATCACGTCATTCTTTACCGGAGTATGGGAGACCATCAAGAATGTGGTACAGGTAGGAATCCTGTTTATTGGTTCGCTTTTGGAAGCAGCATTTAATATCATTACACTGCCGTTCCGCTTTGTATGGGAGAACTGTAAGGAGACCATTATTTCCGTATGGAATACGATAAAAAGCACGGTTTCGACTGTGATCAATGCCGTGGCATCGGTGATCTCTACAGTCATGAATACCATAAAGACTGTGATCAGCACAGTCTGGGATGCAGTCAGTACAAAGATATCTACCGTGCTGAATGCCATTAAGTCAGTGGTAACCACGGTATTCAATGCAGTAAAAACGGTAGCGGTTACGGTGTGGAATGGAATCAAAACCGCAATCAGCACGGTCGTTGACGGCATTAAAAGCAAGGTGTCTTCCGTATTTGAGGCTTTGAAGAATACACTTTCTTCTGTTTTTAATGGAATCAAATCGACAGCGGTATCTGTTTGGAACGGGATCAAGAGTGCAATCGTTACACCGATTGAGGCAGCACGGGATACTATTAAAGGAATCGTGGACAAGATCACGGGTTTCTTTAATAACATGCATTTGTCGCTTCCGCATATCAAGTTACCGCATTTCAGTATCAGTGGGAAATTGTCACTTGCTCCGCCAAGTGTACCGCATCTGAATATCGATTGGTACAAGGAAGGCGGTATCATGACAGGGCCGACCATCTTTGGCATGAACGGGTCGAGTCTTATGGCAGGAGGGGAAGCCGGAAAAGAAGCGGTTCTTCCACTGAAAGGCTTTTATGAACAGCTGGAAAATATCCTGACAAACAGGCTGAATACTTCGACAATGGAGCAGTATCTGGCTGTGATAGCAGAAAACAGCGGAAAGGGCATCTATCTGGATGACGGAACGCTGATAGGAAAACTGGCACCTGGGATCAATCAGAAACTGGGCATGCAGAAATTTAAAGCAGAAAGGGGCATGGTCTGATGAGCGAATATACAACCGCAGGATTTGGGGCAACGATCAATGGAAAGCACACATGGAAAGATTATGGTCTTGTGATCGGCAATACGGATATCGTAAGTGAGCCATCCCCGAAAACTAATTATATTGAAGTGCCTGGAAGCAGTATCAGAATTGACCTTACGGAAACGCTGACAGGACAGGTGGAATATGAGTCCAGACAGCTTAAGTTTTCTTTAGGGAAAATGGAAAGGGAAGATTTGTGGCCGGTGTTTTACCGGACATTTCTGAAGGCATATCAGGGCAAAGAAGTACGGGTTGTTCTGGATCAGGAGCCGGATGTGTATTATCACGGACGTGCAGAAGTTTCGGGGTTTTCCAGAAATGGAAGGCTCGGTACATTTACCCTGACGATAGATGCGGATGCGTATAAATACGAAATTAATGTGTCAAGCGAGGATTGGCTGTGGGACGTATTGAATTTTGAAACAGGGATCATCCGTGATTACCGTGGGATCAATGTCTCTGGAAGCAGCAGTAAACTTCTGGAAGGAAGCGGTATTCCAGTTGTTCCTGCATTTCTTGTCAGCAACCTTGATGAAAGCGTTTCGAACTATATTACTTTTAATGGGACGAGGTACACTCTGCAGGAAGGCCGGAATCGCTTTGCAGATCTAATCATTTCGGCAGGAGGTGGAAGACTCTATTTTTACGGAAAGTATACAGTAAATATTGAGTTCCGGGGAGGGAGTCTGTAAATGTATAAAGTATTTTGTGACGATCAGCTTTTGTATCTTCCGGGAGATCAGGAACTGGTCATTTTTAATACCAAGCTGGAACTGGCAGATAACAAATCCGGTTCATTTGAGTTTGATATCCCGGCAGTAAACCCGATATATGACAGGATGAAAAAGCTGACTTCCGTCATCCGGGTGGAAAAAGATGGGGACAGTATTTTCTACGGACGCATCCTTAGTATGGAGAAGAACTTTTATAATACCCGGACAGTGGTGTGTGAAGGGGAGCTTGCATATCTTCTGGATTCGATACAGGAACCGAAGGCATACCACAGCTATACTGTGCGTAGTTTCTTGAACGCATTGCTTGCTGTCCATAATATGCAGACAACAATGGAAAAACGGCTTGCTGTCACATTTAATTCCAAATGTGCAGGAGAAAGCGGTTCTTTTGATAACCTTTCCCTATTCTATAAGTCTGGAAGTACGGTATATGCCGTTTTTGCAAAGAAAAGGGCTAATGATGTGGCAGGGAAAACATTTATTGTACCTGCAGGAGATTTTTATGTGTACTGGCATACGGATGCATCGGTTAATAACTATTATGGATTTTCCATAGACAGTGTGGAGTTTACAAGTGGAATTCCAGGTACGGCAACGGTATCATCACTTCCATCTTATACGGCAGTGGAAACGAAGAAAGTTTCTGATATGCAGAGTGCCCATAATCCATATGCTAACAGTTCCAATCTTCTGTGGCATTACACCCATACATTCGACAGGAAAGACCTGTATCCGAAGATGTTTGTTACTGGGATGGTGACGGTGGAAGATAGCAATGACAGCATCTACCGCTACACAAACTGGGAAAATACGCTGGATGATATTCAGGATAAGCTGGTAGACAGACTTGGAGGGCATTTACGGATCCGGCATTCCGGCACGACCCGTTACCTGGATTATATCGCAGATTATGATAATACCAATACACAGGTCATTGAGTTTGGCAGCAATTTGCTTGATTATACGGAAAATGCGGATGCATCTGAGATTGCAACCAGGGTGATCCCGCTTGGGAAAAGGTTAGAGGAAAGTTCGATTGAAGGACTGGAAGAGTATACCACGATTAAAAGTGTGAATAATAGTGTCCCGTATATAGAATCCACGGATGCCGTAAAAGTGTACGGTGTGGTGACAAGGACTGTGAGTTTTGAGGATGTCGGAGAGCCGGCCAATTTGAAGAAGAAAGCAGAGAAATATCTGTCAGATATTCAGTTTGAGAACCTGTCTTTGACCTGCAATGCCGTGGACCTGAACATGGTGGATGTGGATATCGAACGGATCAAACTGGGGGATTCCATCCGGGTCGTGTCAAAACCACACGGAATGGACCGGTATTTTCCGGTTACTGCACTTACCATTGACCTGCAGAATCCACAGAATAATACGGTAACGCTTGGAACAAGTGTAAAGGCAGGAATTTCAGAACGTACAACAAATCAGAACGACTCGCTTGTACAGAAGATCCAGTCACTGCCGCCACAGTCTGATACCCTGCGGATGGCGATAGAAAATGCAACAGCCCTGATCACGGCAGCAACCACGGGGCATGTGGTGACAAGACCGGAAGAGATCCTGATCATGGATACTGCAGATAAGGATACCGCAAAAAAGGTGTGGCGATGGAATTTAAATGGTCTGGGATATTCCAGTACGGGATATAACGGGACGTTTGGAACAGCCATTACGATGGATGGAAAGATCGTAGGGAAATATATTGCTGCCAGAAGCATTTATGCAGATTCCTTTATTGCAGGAGAACTACAGACTGCGTGGAATGGAATCACGGATTATATCCAGCTAAAGAACGGGGAACTGCAGGTATTTAATACTTCTGATCAGCTGGTGTCAAAGTTCAATTATAATGGGGAGCATTTTTACAGGGACGGCACTTATGTAGGTAAGATTGGAACTAACAAGTGGTCAAGCAATGCAGCACACAAAGGGCTGGTGTTTGATCTGGAATATACCGGAAAGTATATGGCATGGTGTTATCAGAAAACAAGCGGAGCTTCATCCTATACCACGATGCTGTGTTTTTCACAGGGAAACAGTATCTATACGGAACAGGGGCTGCATCTGGGCTGTGATTTTTATGGGGAGTGGAATACGCTCTACAACATTAAACTTTCGGGTGTTTCTTCTGGCGGATACAGTGCATTTACTGGAACGATCCCAATCATCATGAATATTACGGATAAAGGAAATGGGGCAATCAGCTGGACTTACAGTAAGCTTCAGGTAAAAAACGGCATCATAGTCGGATACTGGAATTAAGGAGGTATAAAGTGGAAAAAGAAATCGAACTGGAACTTCCCCGTGGGGAAAAGCCAAAGGAAGGAAAAACAGAAATGGCAGAAAAAACAGTGGAACTGATGTCTGGCTCACCGCTTGAAATGAAGCTGGAAGAAGTTTTAGGTAAGGTTACTGCTATGGAATCAGCTATGACAAAAATGACAGCATTGTTTGAGGGAGCTTCCTGTATAATAAAAAACGTGGATGTTGAAAATTGAAAATACCTCAGAGTACAATAAGACTACTGACTGGCAGGTTAGTAAAAATCTTATTGAACAGAGAGGTATCTACAATGAAGTCTAACACACAGAACGCAAAAATTGAAGCTATTACAGAAAAAACTTTGGTACTCGGGATTGATGTCGGAAGTGAGACGCACTACGCCAGAGCTTTTGATTACAGAGGAATTGAGTATTCAAAGAAACCTTTTAAATTTAGTAACACAGAGGCTGGATTTGTGACACTTAAGGAATGGATCCTAGATCTCAAAGAAAGACATGAGAAGGATAAGGTGGTTCCAGGTATGGAACCGACCGGGCATTATTGGTTCAATCTTGGAAAGTTTCTACAGGATAATGAAATGAAACCGGTTCTTGTAAATCCTCACCATGTGAAAAAATCAAAAGAACTCGACGACAATAATCCAACTAAAAATGACCGTAAGGATCCGAAAGTTATAGCAGGATTAGTTAGAGAGGGACGTTACATGATCCCCTACCTGCCGGATGGTGTTTACGCTGATCTTAGAACAGCATCAAACATAAGATTCCAGTTACAGGCGGAACTTACAAGAATTCAAAACAGGATCAGTCGTTGGTTCAATGTATATTTTCCTGAATATAAGACGGTATACGGAAAGCCGGATGCCAAGAGCGGAATGCTAATCCTTAAAGCAGCACCACTCCCTGAAGATATCCTGACGTTAGGTATCGATGGAGTGAACCAAATCTGGCGTGATGCGAAGTTAAGAGCAGTTGGAAAAGCGAGGGCGAAGATCCTGATAGAAGCTGCAGAGCACAGTGTCGGAAGCAAAGAAGGAGCAATATCTGCAAGAATGGAAATCCGAATGCTTCTGGAGGATTATGAATCCAGAAACATATGCCTTCAGGAAGTTATGACTCTGATTGAAGGGTTGGTAAAACAGATTCCGATGGCTGAGAAGCTATTGGAGATCAAAGGTGTGGGAATCAAGACAGTGTCAGGATTCCTTGCAGAAGTAGGTGATATCAGCCGTTTTAACACGCCGAAAGAACTGCAGAAGCTTGCAGGGTTGGCATTGGTTGAAAGTAGTTCGGGAAAGCACAAGGGCGAGACAACAATAAGCAGACGAGGTCGAAAGAGACTCAGATACCTGCTCTTTGAGGTTGCAATGTCGCTTGTGGCGAAGAATCCGGAGTTCAGAGAGCTCCATAATTATTACACAACCAGAAGGCTGAATCCGTTGAAGAAAATGCAGTCACTTATGGCGATTGCAGCCAAGCTGATACGTGTCTTTTATGCCATGCTGACAAAAGGAGTGGATTATGATCCGAAAAAGATGGTCAGTGACATCAAGAGACCGGCAGTTTATCTACAGGCTGCGTAAGAAAGATAAGTAACTATAATGGAGGCTGTCATATGGACAGCCACTGGAACAAGCAGAATGTAACAGATAACGTCCACTGATCACAGTGCTGGAACAGGAAGCGAGTCAGTAATCAATAATACAAAGAATGAGCCAGTAGTCGGCAGAAATAGTCACCATGGGGCATATGACCCCGTTAGGGAGCATAGCTGACACCCTGGTTATGGGCAGGCAGGACGAAGGAAGTTAGGACCTCTGGAGACAGAGATGATCCTGGTGGATATAGGAGGTTAGCTGCCATAGAGGGATGGGTATACACAAGGCCAGTAAAGCGGAAATCAATGACGTTTTATTTCGTATACCCTTTAACCACCATTTCAGTACCTGATACATCGAAATGCTCATAGCTGTGGCTTATTCACTGAGATATGAAAGGTTGAAAAACCTTGAATTTTCAATAAAAACCACTTGATTATATGAGGAGGTGCATTTAGTGGAAAAGCAGGAAAAGAATAAAACAGAACAGAATCCCATGCCTCTTGGCATGATTCTGGATCATGCAAGGGAGGACATGACAAAATCAGTGGTTGCACTGCAGCAGAAATACGGGCTTCCGGCAAGTCTTCTTGATGTGATCCTGACAGGCGTGCTGTCAGAAGTACGGGAAATGAAGTGTATGGAGTACAGGCAGCTGAAGGAGGGAGAAAAAGATGGCAAATGTCACAACGTATCTGAATAAGATCCTGTCTGCGGTATATGGAAAAGATGTCAGGCAGAGTATTTATGATTCCATCAATGCAATCAATACACAGGTGGAAGGGTATGTATCTGCTGAGAAAAGCCGTGTGACAGCGGAAGCTAATAGAAATAGTGCTGAAAAAATCAGGGTATCAAACGAGAACGATAGGGAAGCCGCTGAAGAGGAACGTTTAACAAATGAAGCAGAAAGGCTGGAGATATATGATGATCTGTGCTCTCAGGTAGCTGATATGCTGGATGAATTGAAGAATGTGGCAGAGGGGAAAATTACATTTTCTGCGATTTATCCTGTAGGCAGTATTTATATGACTGCGAATAACATCAGTCCGGCAGCCTTGTTTGGCGGTACGTGGCAGTCATGGGGAAATGGCCGTGTTCCCATTGGGGTGAATACATCGGATTCAGAATTTTCTACGGTGGAAAAAACGGGTGGAAGCAAATATTTGCAGAGCCATACGCATACCTTTACCGGAACGGCAGTCACAGTAACAGGAGGAGCACATTCCCATACGCTTCCATACCCTGTTCCAGCAGCACCCAATAATGATTCAGAGGGAGAATCATATAATGCTGCTTATGGAAATTATAGTCCACAGAGCGAACTGGTAGAGGAAACGGATTCGACAGCCCACAGTCATACCTTTACGGCAAAAGGTACGCTTAGTTCAGCTGGATCTGGAAACGGTCAGAACCTCCCGCCTTATATCACCTGTTATATGTGGAAGCGCATTGCATAATTTTAGTAACTGGTATCTCTTCGGAGGTGCTTTTTTTATACCCAAAAATCAAAGGAGGAACTCATTATGAAGGAATTTTGGAACACGGTACAGTTTGTTTTCACAGCAGTAGGAGGATGGCTTGGATATTTCCTTGGCGGATGCGATGGCCTGATCTATGCACTGCTTGCATTCGTTGTGATCGATTATCTCACGGGAGTGATGTGTGCAGTCAGCGATAAGAAGTTATCCAGTGCAGTAGGTTTCCGTGGGATCTGCAGAAAGGTTTTGATCTTTCTGCTTGTCGGAATTGCCAACATCCTGGATGTGCAGGTAATTGGTACGGGCAGTGTGTTACGGACAGCGGTGATCTTCTTTTACCTTTCCAATGAGGGTGTGAGCCTGTTGGAAAATGCATCGCATCTGGGGCTTCCAGTGCCGGAAAAGATTAAGGAGGTATTGGAACAGCTCCATGACCGCTCAGAGAAAGGGGAATAACCGCTATGAGCAAAGAAAAATTTATCACAGCGGTGGCAGGATATGTGGACAAGTATGCTTCTGGATATGGCATTCTTGTCCATTCTTCTGTTATCGCACAGGCAATTTTGGAATCCGGCTGGGGAAAAAGTACCCTGGCCGTGGAATACCATAACTATTTTGGATTGAAATGCGGAACAAAGTGGAAAGGAGAATCAGTCAACCTTTCAACAAAAGAAGAATATACACCCGGAACACTGACGTCAATCCGTGACAACTTCCGCATCTATTCTTCGATGGAAGAAGGAGTGAAAGGATATTTTGAATTTATCCAGCTCCCCAGATACCAGAACCTGAAAGGCATTACGGATCCACGTAAGTATCTGGAAACGATCCGGAAAGATGGCTATGCGACCAGTTCCGATTATGTGAAAAATTGTATGGACTTGGTCGAGCAGTATGAACTGAGAAAATATGACAATGCAAAGGAGAGGGATGATATGGCAAAAACAGCAGCAACATTGATTGCACAGGCAAAGGCTTGGATCGGATGCCGTGAGGCAGACGGATCCCATAAAAAGATCATTGATACTTATAATGTACACAGACCATTGGCAAGAAATTATTCGGTAAAATATACCGATGCGTGGTGTGCCACGTTTGTATCAGCATGTGCCATTAAGACAAGCATGACGGATATTATCCCGACAGAGTGCGGATGCGGTCAGATGATCGCCCTGTTCCAGAAGCTGGGGGAATGGGACGAAAATGATGCAAGAGTTCCAAGACCGGGGGATATTGTTTTTTATGACTGGGATGATTCCGGTAAAGGTGATAACACCGGATGGCCGGATCATGTCGGAATTGTAGAAAAGGTATCCGGAAGTACGATTACGGTAATCGAAGGAAATAAAGGAAATGCAGTAGGACGCAGAAACCTGCAGGTAAATGGAAAATATATCCGTGGATATGGAATCCCTAAATACAGCAGCGGATCTTCACAGAATGCTTCTTCTGGAAATACAGGTGGGAGCAGCAGTTCTGGCGGTATCAATAAAACCCCGAAATGGGTAGGAAAGGTTACGGCTTCATCCTTAAATGTCCGCAAATGGGCAGGAAAGGAATATAGCAGGATCAAATCTTATCCATATCTGTACAGAGGGAATCTGGTAGATGTCTGTGATACAGTAAAGGCGGCAGACGGAAAAGCGTGGTATTATATCCGCATTGCAGGAAAATACTATGGATTTGTTTCTTCAGATTATATCGTGAAGGCATAGGAATATGGCTGATGGTCAGTAATGGCTGTCAGCCGTATTTTTTTCAGTTTATGCCAAGGAAAGAAAGGTGAAAGGGTATCCAAGAAAACACTTGCTATTATTGGCTTTCAGAGTGATATATAGACTACCAAAACGGAAGGAGGTATGGCTTGTGGAAATTCAGATCAGGGAAGGCAGCAGGGAGCAGAAAAGAAAATTAAAAGTCTGTGCATACTGTCGTGTATCGACAGATGCGGATGAACAGGAAAATTCGCTGGAAAATCAGGTCAGGCATTATGAGATGGTCATAAAAGCCAATCCGGATTATGAATATGCCGGAGTTTACAGTGACTTTGCCATATCGGGATTTAAAGAAAAGAGACCCGGTCTGCAGAAGATGCTTGCCGATGCAGAAAAAGGTAAGATAGACCTTATATTAACAAAATCGGTATCACGTTTTGCAAGAAACACCTCAATCGTTCTGGAAGCTACACGAAAGCTGAAAGAACTGAATGTAGGTGTTTTTTTTGAACTTCAGAATATCAATACGCTGTCAGGGGAAGGGGAGCTGATGCTTACGATCCTTGCAGCATTCGCACAGGCAGAAAGTGAAAGCGGAAGTGCTGGTGCAAAGATGGTTTACCAGCGAAAGTACGAGGCGGGAATTCCCGTGCAGTACCTTGAGCGGTCTTTCGGTTATACAAAAGACGAGAGAGGAGTATTTGTTGCTGATGAAGCAGAGGCTGTATGGGTAAGAAAAATCTATAAGATGGCGGCAGAGGGATATACTCCTGCATCGATTAAACGATACCTGAATGAAAATGGGATAAAGACGGTAGGCGGTGTGCAGTGGGTAGACAGTACCGTGTTCCGTCTTCTTGAAAACGAGATTTACAAAGGCGATTACATCATGCACAAGCATTTCGTGAATGAAGAGAGAAAACTGGTCAGGAACAGGGGAGAAGTGGATGCATGGTACATCGAAGATGACCATGAAGCTATTGTTTCCCCGGAACTCTGGCAGAAAGCACAGGACGCACTGGAAGCAAAGCGGGATTATCTTGCGGAAAGCTCGGTAATCGAAGAATTCACGGAAGAAAATTACCCATACATGAACAAGATCTTCTGTGCCAGATGCGGACACCCGCTTTACAAAAGGATCTACAGTAACGGCAACAGGCTGAACTGGGGATGCAGCGGTACAAAGCGGTATGGGAAGTCCTTCTGTGAAGGAATAAACATTCCGGACGGAGTCCTGCGCGGGGCATGGAATTTCGATGAAAATATGTATATAGGGGAAAAACCGACAGATAAGGGGAAAAAGGAATTCACCTATCTGAAAGAAGCCTCATGGAAAAGAAGGCATAAGAAGAAAGAGCCGGAGCCGATCTCTGAAAATACTGAAACAGAGTATCCATACAGGGAGAAGATCTTCTGTGGGTTATGCGGAAGCAGACTTGTGAGGCATGTGAACACCAAAAGCCATAAGGTCATATGGGTATGCAATGGGAGAAAGCGGAAGGGGAAAGACTTCTGTGACGGGACAAGGGTTCCGGATACCATCATAAAGGGATGGGGAGAGATCAAAAAAGATATTTATATTCAGAGAAAGGATGATAAGAATGGCAAGAAGCGTTACAGTTATACCAGCAAGAAGCCAAAAGGTGCAGACAGGGCATAAGGCGGTACAGGAAAAGAAGATAAGGGTGGCAGCCTACTGCCGTGTGTCAACGGACCAGGAAGACCAGCTCCATAGTTTTGAGGCACAGGTCGAGTATTATACAAAATATATCAACGAGCATGAGAATTATGAAATGGCCGGCATCTATGCAGATGAAGGCATTTCAGGTACAAACACAAAGAAAAGGGAACAGTTCAAAAAGATGATCGCAGACTGCGAGGGCGGTAAGATAGACCTTGTCATAACAAAATCCATCAGCCGTTTTGCAAGGAACACGCAGGACTGCCTGGCATATTCCAGAAAATTAAAGAACTTGGGGATCGGCATCATATTTGAGAAGGAAAACATCAACACGCTGGATTCCACGGGAGAGCTTCTGTTCACCATCTTAAGTTCCCTTGCACAGGATGAATCGAGAAACATTTCAGAAAACTGTAAATGGGGCATCCGCACGAAATTCAAGAACGGTGAGATGCATCTCAACACATTCAAGTTCCTCGGATACGATAAGGATGAGAACGGGAAGCTTGTCATCAATAAGGAACAGGCCAAGACGGTGAGAAGGATATACAGGGACTTCCTTATCGGAATCAATCCGGCACAGATCGCAAAGGAACTGACGGAAGAGAAAGTCCCTGGGTGTCTGGGGCAGACAAAATGGTATCCAAGCACGGTCACAGGGATCTTAAAACAGGAAAAGCACATGGGTGATGCACTTCTGCAGAAGACCTATACGGCAGACTTCCTTACCAAGAGACAGGTCAGAAACAACGGTGAGATCGCACAGGTCTATGTAAAGGACAGCCATAAGGGAATCATAGATAAGCAGACATGGAATGCGGTACAGGAAGAATTCGACCGCAGGGAAAAGTTCATGGAATTGCACGGCACGGACAGGTACAGTTACGGTGCGGACTGCATGCCGTTCTGTGAGAAGGTGTTCTGCGGGGAATGCAAAAGCCTGTTCACGAGACATTCATGGAGATCGAGGGGGATCGTACAGTGGCAGTGCAAGAACCACAGGAAAGACGGGAAAGTGGCATGCACGAATGCCTATGTGGATAATGCAGACCTGGAAAAGGGATTTGTAAAAGCATTCAACAGACTGGTCACGGACAGGGATAAGAATATGGAAAGATGGCAGCAGATGAAGTCGGACGGGACACCGCTTGAAAAGATCAGGGCGGGGCAGATGATGGAAGCCGTGGGAAATGAACCGCTTACCAGATTCGTTCCGGAGATCGCACAGCTAGTCCTCTGTGAAGTGACGGTGCTTGGCGCAAAAAAATATGAGTTCTTCTTTCTGGAAGGCAGCAGGGTAAAGGTTTCCGTGTAGATCACCCGGAAACCCCGCTGTCATGAAGTCCGAACAGCTCCATCTGGCTGCTTTCACCGTCCGCATCCCCAGGTTCAGGAATGTCGGACGGTTCTTCTTCCATGTCCTTTTTATGCGGAAGTTTATGGGTATAAAGTTTATCCCAGGTAAGCGGATTCCGGCTTTTTTTGTTGTAGTATATCAGTATGGCTTCCGCAAATCCGAGTGAGCCGGAACGCCTGTCCTTTGCAGTGCGGGCGAGTTCCTTGATGGATATCCTCCCGAGTTTTTCCTTAAACACATCATCTTTTATGGCATCACCGTAAGCGTTCAGGAAACGTGCCAGTCCGTTCATCATGTTTGCACTGAAGGACTGGGATGCCCCTTCCCATGTGGCTGCAATGAGACGGATGACATGGTCGAGCATGTGGTAGCCGTATTTGTCGTGGATGTTTTCCAGGGTTGCGACAGCGCAGATACCGCCCGGTGTCGTGGTAGATGCGATGGTAAGGTCATAGGATTCCACCAGGTCACGGATGATGAGCTGTTTGTCATTGCCGGCCTCTATGTTTGCCATGAATATCTCATAAGGCAGCAGGGGCTTTACATATTTCATCTGGTTTGCAAAGATATCCGCTTCATGTTCATATCCGAGGTCATCGTATACCATGCACCACACGGGTGTCTCCCTGGATCCTGAAACGAGGGCAACGATCTCAATGGTGTGCTGCCCGTTGAATACATAGTTGATGCCGTTCCTCCGGCTGACCTTTACGGGATTTATCTGGTACAGGTCAAAGTTGGCGGCAGCACGCTGGACATGGTGCTGTGAGAGGTTGCGCTGGTATTCCTGGTTGGATACGAGATTCCTGATAGGAATCTGTTCAAAGTGTACTTTTGGGACGAACTGCATCAGGTCAATGGCCTGTGGCGTTTGTCCGGCTGTCTGTTCTTCTGTCATCTGGATCATCCTCCTCAAGCTGCGAAAGCAGTCTGGTTATTTTTCTTGTTAGGTTTAACAGCTGCATCTTCACTTCACGCCTTGCATTAACTGAGGTGGAAGGAAAATCTGTAAGTTCCATGGTCCTTGATATGGTCTTTGACCATGAAGGTATCGTAAATTTAAGGCTTTCGAGTTCCGCATCCGGGTCAGTGGCAGGCATCTGCTTAATTCCGGCTTCGGCACTTTCCTTTTCCCGTTTTATCCTTCTTGAGTCCGGTTTTCCGGTGGGAAGCCTCTGCCACCTGAGTTCGTGCCGGAGCTGGGAGTATCCGATGCGGTCTATAGATCCGCTGTCCAAGAGCCTTTTCAGTCCGTTGATATCCTCAATGGGAAGACGGGAGAGTTCTATGATATTTTCATGGGATACACGGAGTTTCCCGTTTAATATCTTTTCTGTGATCTCCGGGCTTTTCCGTTTCAGGTCATCGACCGCACGGGCATAAATATCATATTTTGTCACGGTGGAAAAACCAAAATTAAATTCATTGCCTATGATGGTGGCAATATCTGTCTTACGGACATATTTCTGTGACACCTGTCCGTCTGCATTTAGTTCCGTGCCAGGATGTTTTTTCATGAATTCATCAATGGCGGTATTCATGTCCGCACGGAACAGTCTGCCTATCAGGTATTTTTTGTATTCCCCGGTAAGGTCTGTACGTTTTAGCTGTTCATGGCAGATAAAAGAGACTGCCTTATCACGGCTTTCAAACATCATGCGCTGAATGTTGAAATGGATATCCCATTTCGTACAGATCTTATACCGCAGGCGGCCGTCAAGTATGATACCGTTCCATACACATACAGGCTCCAGGCATCCGTGGTCAAAGATGTTTTCTTCGAGTTCTTCCAGGTACTTTTCTTCCCTTGGCTGTATCAGCTCATCAAATTCCGGATCCGTCTGAAGTTCCGGGACTGGTCTGTTGTTCATACTGATTCCTCCGTTCGGGTCATATCATCTACAAGCACGCATTCATTCATGGAAAAGCTGGCAAGACATTCTTTTGGATTCAGTGCACCGTAGATACGGTAGCTGCGGTTGTCCTCCAGATATATGCCCGTATGCCGTAATGCCTGTAAAAGTTCCGTACTGTATAATTCGTAGCAGTAACGGCTGTCGGCTTTACTGTAGCGTACACGGTGGGCAAGGTAATCCTTACGCACACTTTTCCTTATGGCGATCATGCTGTCCTGTGGGTTTACAAGCAGCTGGATATACTCCGGGTCACCTAGCATATGGAGCGTGAGCTTGTGTATGCGTATCCTGTTTTTCTTTAAGTCAATGCATAGGACCGGCTTCAAAGAGGTTTCTCTGTTCATAATGCTGTTCCTCCTTTTCTGGATGTTCTGTTTTTTCTTCTTCCGGTTCAGCGGTATTGTTTTCGGAGATGCCGAACACCGCATAACCGTCAAACATGTTGACCTGTAAACTGCTCTGGTGTTCCTCGACAGGCACACCGAACTGGTTCTGCCATTCTTCCGGATAGCTTGGCGTGCGGGACGCTTTTATCTTCCCGTCTTCTTTCTCCTCACGCACGAAGATCTCAGGCGTGGTGAGGTCAAAGACAAAGAGAAGTTCATTGTCTGACCGTATCAGCTTCCCAAGCAGTTTATAGCGGTAGGATGAATTCCATCCCATAAGCGACACGACCTTGGCAAAAAAGATACGGCAGGTGATCTGTCTGGGAGAGCGTTTTGCCGTTGCGGAACACCATCGGAAGGAATCCTTCTCATCCTCCTGGCATGGACGCACCGCCAGTTTCTTTTCATCCGGGTTTACGAGTATCTGCACAAAATCCGTATCCGGCAGTTTTTTTATGCATGCGGTGTTTACGGATACCTTGCTGGAATTAAAAGTAAAGGACGGTTCATAGGTATGGGCAAAGAACTCGCCGCGGACGACCTGATACCCGTCATAGCTGAATGCATCATCCTCGGTCACGGGAATGGTATTCTTTTCATCGTTTGTCTGTATGTTCATCTGTGTTCTCCTTCATATCTGACATGATCTGTTTAATATTCTTTTCGATGTCATTTTTACTGGTGACCTGTATATCAGTGTCGTTGTATGTTACCGGGGCATGGGAGGTATCCGGGTCTTTACGTCCGGTGAATCCGGCAAGTTCCTCTGCCTGTGCGTGGCTGTAATAATTGCTCCCAAATGTGTCTGCCCAGTCAGGCGGATAGGCTCGGACATTTCTCTGCTGGTTGTCCGTAAAGGGTTTTACGGCCGGATCCGCATCCGGTGCACCGACCATGTCATTGGGAATGAATATCTCCGGTTCGGAAAGGTTGAAGAGCAGTACGGCATCATTCCCGCTGCCACGCTTTACCCCAGTGATGCGGTAACGGCAGTCATCGTTCCAGCCGAGGAGGGAATATAGAGTGGGAAGAAATGCAGTCCCGCTGATCTCACGTGGGGAGTTTTTGCCGTCTTTCTTTTTAGACCACTGCATGGCATTCCGGCAGTCTTTTCCCGCATTCCTTACGGCAAAGACCAGTTTCTTTGGGTGTATGAGAAGTTCTACAAGCGTGCTGTCAAGTTTGCGGACGGCAGGAGCGGAAAAGCGGATATCTCCCTGGCTGAAGGTAACGGTTATACGGTCCGTGCTGTCAAAAAACTGTGAGCGTGCGATCTCATATCCGCGCAGGTCAAATTCACCGGATTTTACTTCCACATGACCGGAAGACGGGCCGGACTGTTCCGTGCCGTCATAAACACTGGAAGAAGCATTCATGTAATCCGTTTCCTTAAATCCCGCCCATCTGGGGTTGATGGATACAAACCCTTTCAGGACACCTCCCGGAATGACCTTCAGCTGCGGAAGAATCCCTTTGTTCCCATACTTGGCATTGCTGATCAGCCTTTGGACCGCAATAAAGTCATCCCTTGATATGATGGCTTCGTGATGGTCGCGCTTCCGGTACTGGGGACGGTTCTGCATATTCTTCTTTGATTTGTGGTTGAGGTAGTTCGGAGTGTAGGTCTTATGTGCAAGGACATCACCGCAGTGTCTTTCATTCTGCAGTATCTGAAGGATGGAACCGGGAGACCATACGGTGTTCCCCTTTTTGGTCTCGCAGCCGAGTTCCGTCAGGGTATCGGCAATCTCCTGACAGGTGCATCCGTTTAAGTACATCATAAATATGAGTTTTACGATCTTTGCTTCCCCTTCATTAATGATAAGGTTTCCGTCTTCATCATGGTCATACCCGAGGAGTATCGGTGTAAGGAAAATCCCCCTGCGGAAACGCATCTCAATGGATGCATTCATGATCTCACTCTTGGTATGGCTTTCTTCCTGTGCAAGTGTGGCCATGAAGGAAAGCACCATCTCACTTTTGGGGTCAAAGGTGTTGAGCCTTTCTGTTTCAAAGAAAACACCGACAGGATGGGGGAGTGCGAGAAGCTCCCTGACATAGCCGATGCAGTCCACCACATTCCTGGCAAAACGTGATACACTCTTGGTCACGATAAGATCTATCTGACCTTTTTTGCAGTCTTCGATCATCAGCTTGAACTGATCGCGGTGCTGGAGTGAAGTGCCGGAGATGCCTTCATCCGCATAGATCTGCACCAGTTTCCAGTTCGGACTCTTACTGATGACATCATGGTAATGGTTCTTCTGCAGTTCATATGAGGATGTCTGTCTCGGATCATCCGTTGACACCCTTGCATATACGGCAACACGCTGTTCATTTTCCACTGCAAATATATCTTCCTGCGGAAGGGCAGGGATCACGTCAAGCTCATCTGGGTTGATACCTTTATAACGTTCCCTTATCTTACTTTTCTGGTCGGCAACTGAGCCGGCTTTCTGCTCGTTTTCGTTCATGACTTACCACCTTTATTTCTGTGCTGGATTTTATTATAAAATTTTCATGCTGAAATAAAATAGACTATACGGACAGCCATATCCCTATAGTCTATTTCAAAGAAAATTTATTTGTGTGAAAATAGTGTGCCTTTATCTGTGCCTGTCACTGGAAGCAAGCTCCCAGCCGTTTTTGTGCATGGTTTCAAGGCTTGCCTTTATAAGTTCATAGATGAATCTTTTCTCATTTTCCGAGCAGTCCTCCATAAGCATATCGATGTCTGTCTGGTATGCAGCCGGATTGTTCACCTGCACTCCGGCAAGCAGTTCATCCACGGTAATGCCGAGGGCATTTACGATACGGATAACAGATTCTAGGCTTGCTTTTCTTTTTGCATTTTCAATGTGGCTTATGTAGGAGACGGAAAGGTCGGTCATTTCCGCAAGCTGCGCCTGTGAAATATGATTCTGCTCCCTTACTTCCTTGATACGGTATCCTATCTGCCTGTGGTTGACAGATATCTGCGTCTGATTCATAGATTGTACCTCCTGTTTTCTTTTTCTTACGCAAGGTAAATTATCTATCAATGAGTGCAAAAAAGTTGTGTAATTTAATAAAGCGCAATGGAGTAGAAGAAAAACATGGGGGATGGGAAAGTGCGAAATATGTCGAACGATTTTTATTGAAGGATACTGATGCAGATGGTATGCTTATAACTGGAACAAGACGATATAAGAATGATGGAAACAAGGTAAATCAAGGTTCTGTCATGATACAAAACTGAACTGCATAAATCTGCCGTTCATATTTTTTTACCCAGATACTCCATTGCACTAGAGTAAATTACGAAAGAGATATGGTTCTAATAATTCTTCTGCGTAACGGTTACAATATGTATATCGTACAGATAGAAGAGAGGTGTAATTTACTTGCGTACAGAGGAGTACATACCAAAGAGGGTAAAAGAATTATGCAGCAAGCATAAAGTCTCCAAATACAGACTTGCACAGCTCACGGATATGTCGCAGACAGCGTTGGCAAATATAATGAATAAGAAGAGCATACCTACAGTACCGACCCTGGAAAGGATCTGTGATGCATTCGGAATTTCAATCGCACAGTTCTTTGCCGGAGATGGTATGCGGCCTGACCTGACGGATGAGCAAGGTGAATTATTGGAGATATGGGATGACTTAAATGCGGATGAACGCAGAATACTGATGAACTTCGTAAGGACGCTGAAGAAGTAAGGGGAAGCAGTTTGATTGTATCTGACAAGACTGGCTTCCCTTTTTCTATGCATTCCGGTGACCACGGAAAGTGATGAGGATGTATATGAGAGTACAGGATGAGGAATTCAAAACCATGATCTACGATCTGATGAACGGACATTATGATCTGGATAAATTTAATTGTGAGGAAAGCAGTGTGGTAGAGAATGAATTTGCAGAAGGCAGATACTGTGAAAAACTCTATAGTGAAATGCTTGCAGCCTATGGAAGGATATGCCAGAGACTGCATGAGCCGTCCGGTGAGGACAGGGACGTGGAAATCATAATAAATAATCTGCTGGATATGGGCAGATACCAGAGCATGAAGATGTTTAGTTATGGAGCATTCTTTACTGAAAAACAGAATCAGCAGTAA